AGAAAGAGTAGGGAAGAAAAGGCGTCATCGCCAGTCGGCGCAAAGAAGACTGAAATGCCCAGCACAAGCAAAAAGCAGCATAATTTTATGGAAGCTATTGCTCACAGTCCCTCCTTCGCAAAGAAGGCAGGAGTTCCCCAGAGCGTTGGCTCTGATTTCGCTAAGGCCGATAAGGGCCGTAAATTTGCAAAAGGTGGTGATACTATGGCTACTAAAGGTGTTAACCCATTCGCTCAGTTTCAAAAATCTGGGAAAGCTGGAGAAGCTAAGGGCAAGCCCAAAATGGGCGGTATGCCCATGAAGGACGGGGGCGGTGTCAAGAAGATGGCTGCTGGCGGTATGTTCCGTTCGTCGGCTAATGGCATTGCCCAACGTGGTAAGACTAAAGCTGCTCAGCCTAAGATGGCTGGTGGCGGTAAGTGCTAAGAGGATAAATCATGGCTAAACCTGTAAATAGGCTTACAGGCGATGCGCCTGATGGTCAAAATCCGAACAAAAAGTATGTCCCCACCAAGGAGGGTAGTTTTAAATACACTCCACCGCCACCGCCTAAGCCTGATCCAAGAGATGCTAATATCTTTACAGAAGAGAAGCTTCAACGTTCAGGTGGCAAAATGAAGGAACCCCCAATGGGCTTAGATAGCAAGAAAAAAGGCGGTGTCATTAAGAAGCGCTTTGCCCGTGGTGGCGAAATCATGGATGAAGTGGGCATGGACGCAGAGGAAGCATCTAGTAAAGCATCTGGTCTTAAAGCCTCCAAGGGCGAGGATGTAGGTTTCTTTAAACGGCTGATGATGGGGAACATTGATGCTCCTGGGTCAGAGGCTTATAACAAGTTTGGCGCTGGTCGAGGCAGAGTTGAGAACATGCCTGCTCCAGTTCGTGAAGCTATTAAGCGTCCTTCAGGTGATGGATTTAAACCTGAGCCGACAAAAGAAGCAGACAAGCCTGTAGCAAAACCGCCAAGCTATGCAGATCATGGGGAAGATTTACCGCCGGAAGTTAACAGATCAAAATACAATTCTGATTACACAACTCCCAATAAGGTATTAGCTAACGTAGCTAAACCTAAAATTACTTCTTCAAAGAAAGAAACAAAAGGCAGCACTAGGTCTTTGAACCTTCCTAATAAGAAGGAAGAAGACGAAACAGTAGCTAGTCCTGTTGTTTCTACTATGTCAGAACGCTATAAGATCCCAGGCGATTACAAAGAAGTTAAACGTGTTAATGCGTTACGCCGCCGTATGGGGATGGCTGCTGATGACGAAACTGAAGAAGAACTCCGTAAAGAAGAGTTTGGGAAAAAAACCGGCATGTATGCTAAGGGTGGCCCGATTGACAAAGAAACTGTTATTTATCCTAGGGATACCGGCAAGGAAACTGTTATTTATCCTAAGGATACCGGCAAGGAAACTGTTTTAGAAGACAACCCAGACCTTATGAAAAGGGGACGGGTGCGTGGGGTTACTGGGGAAATAGCCAATTTGGACTCTACGGCTGTTAGAGACAGGAAAACAGCGCAGATGCTAATAGCTCAGGATGAAAAGTTTCGTAAGAAACATCCTGGTGGGGTTAAAGCCTACGCTCAAGGTGGCTCAGTCTCTAGTCGCGGCGATGGCTGCGCTCAACGGGGTAAGACTCGCGGGAAAGTCCTGTAATCATGCGTGCTAGCCGAGGAATGGGGGATATCAATCCCTCTAAAATGCCTAAAGGTAAACGGGTTCAACGCCGGGATGATACCGACATTGAACAGTTTGCTGAAGGTGGCTCGGTTACTCCGGCATGGCAAAGGAAAGCAGGCAAGTCTGAGAGCGGTGGTTTAAATGCTGCTGGGCGAGCATCTTATAATAGGGCAAACCCCAGCAAACCTGGGCTGAAAGCACCTCAGCCTGAAGGCGGTTCGCGTAAGGATTCATTCTGTGCCCGTATGTCAGGCATGAAGAAGAAACTGACCAGCGCCAAGACAGCTAATGATCCGGATAGCAGGATTAACAAAAGTCTTAGGAAATGGAAGTGCTAAATGGCAAAAGCTAAATCTACTGTTAATGCAGCAGGTAATTACACTAAGCCTGAGTTGCGTAAAAAGATTGTGTCGAGTGTAAAAGCCGCAGCTACGCAAGGTACGGGGGCTGGACAATGGTCAGCCCGTAAAGCCCAGCTTGTTGCGAAGAAATACAAATCTGCTGGAGGAGGTTACCGTGATTAAAGGTCATGCTGAAAATTGTGCTCTAAATGAAGATGGGCCATGCACTTGTGGAACAGAAGAAGTTTTAGAAGAGCTAGCTCTTGAAGAGGCAGGATTGACTGCTGAAGACTTTGAATGAAATCACCGCAGAAATCGCTGAAGGACTGGGGTGACCAGAAATGGCAGACCAAGTCCGGCAAGCCTTCATCAGAAACAGGTGAGCGGTATTTACCTGCAAAAGCAATACAATCTCTTAGTCCTGCCGAGTATGCTTCTACGACCAAAGCAAAACGTATGGGCAAAGCCGCAGGCAAACAGTTTGTAGCACAACCTAAACGTATAGCAAAGAAAACAGCAGGGTTTAGATAATGGCTACTTCAGGCGTTCAATCATTCAATTTAGATCTCAGCGAAATCGTTGAAGAGGCTTTTGAGCGCTGTGGTGCAGAGCTTAGGACTGGTTATGATTTACGCACTGCTCGTAGAAGTCTTAACTTATTGTTCGCTGATTGGGCTAATCGCGGCATTAACATGTGGACTATTGAACAAGGGTCTATCACTCTTGTTCCGGGTCAAGCGACGTATAACTTACCAATCTATACCGTTGATCTCATGGAACATGTTATCCGCACAGGAGCAGGTAACGCTTCCACGCAGGCAGATTTAAACATCACCCGCATCAGCGTTTCTACCTACGCTACGATTCCCAACAAGCTGACCCAGGCTAGGCCCATTCAGGTCTACATTGATCGCTTGTCACCCACACCCACGATCACTGTCTGGCCCACTCCTGACAATGTGCAGACCTACACCTTTGTGTACTGGAGACTGCGCCGGATTCAAGATGCAGGCAGTGGTGTAAATACGATGGATGTACCGTTCCGGTTCCTGCCCTGCATGATTGCTGGCTTAGCTGCGTATCTTTCTTTAAAGGTCCCAGGAGGTTTAGAACGCAATCAAATGCTCCAAGCGCAGTATGATGCTGCATGGGAGCTAGCAGCGGGTGAAGACCGTGAGAAAGCCGCAGTAAGGTTTGTTCCCCGGCAGATGTTTATTAACTGATTATGGACTACGGGCCATTATCCAATTTGCCAGATGTTGTTGGCCTATTCACGGGAGAACGTGGATCTAGGTATGCTCTTCATCGTGATCAGTCCACAACCGGGTATAGAACGCCTTCTAATCATTTAGCGTCAGAGCCCCCGTCTTTGCAAAACAAGTCTTTTAAAACTTTGTTTATGGACAAAGAAGCATCAAACATTTTAAAAAAGTATGTTGATGATCTGTTTTTGGAAACTACATTAGTTCCGGTATTTGGCAAAAACAATAAATTAGAAGCTATTTCTATAGTTGCTACTAATATGTCTCCTGAGCGTAGAGCGTCTAATTCAAAACTTGCCAATCCAGTAAAGCCAAATGATGTTTTGGCTAAAATTGGTGTGTCGAGTGTTCCAGAAGTTGGCTTACGCCCCGTAGAGTTTGGAAGCAATTCTTTTATAAGCCCTGTTGGGGCTCAGTTAATTCAAGACCAAAACATTCATGTCGGCTCTTCAATTACGGCTGTACATAAAACACCATCAAAATTGCCGGGGAAACTTGGCATTGCCGGGGCGCTATTGGGGGGAACAGGCGCAGCTAATGCCGGGGAATACCGTAAAGCGGCTGGTAGTGTTGCTGAATCATTTATGCCGTTAGGGTTAACCCCATCTTTATTAGGTGATGCGACTAGACCAGCCAGCGAAAGAGAAGCTGAGGATCAAGCATACGCAGCAAAGAAAGCAGCAGAGCAAGAGCGGGCTTTAAAGGCTCAGGCTCTTCTTCGGAGTGGCGTACCAA